GGGATCTCTGGCGCAACCATTAATTTATTTTTGCGCAACCAATAATTTTTCTTTGCGCTATATATGGTGTTATTACCTAGGGGGTATTGACTCTCTACACCATATATAGTATACTGCGGGCAAGGGCAATCACGCGTAAAAACGGGAATTCAAACGGGGGATTGACCCCCTCATAATCGAAGGCGGTGCAACATGGCAAAGGACGGTACCAACCGTGGCGGTGCCCGCGTCGGTGCAGGGAGGAAACCCAAGGCGCTCAGAGAGAAGATCCACGAGGGCAGAGAGGCCCGCGTGGTTCAGCTGCCCGAGGCTCCCGAGCTCGAGGGCGCGGACATGCCTCCGGTCAAGTATTACATGACGGTGACCCAGAAGAGCGGTATCGAGCTCGATGCCGCAGAGGTCTATCAGGAGACATGGGACTGGCTTAAAGCCAGGCGGTGCGAGGAATTGGTGAGCAGCCAAATCATACAACAGTATGCGATGGCGGTGGCGCGCTGGATCCAGTGCGAGATGGCCGTCAGCGAGTACGGCTTCCTCGCAAAGCACCCGACCACAGGGGCTGCGATCGCTTCTCCCTACGTGGCGATGAGCCGCGAGTACATGAAACAGGTCAACCAGATCTGGTACCAGATCTTCCAGATCGTGAAGGAGAACAACAGTGCCTCCTACCAGGGGGCGAACCCTCAGGACGACCTGATGGAGAGGCTGCTCACCTCGAGGCGCAGCCGCTAATAAATCAAACAACCAAAGGAATTCAAACATGAAGAACCACCTCACATCCGAGAGTGTCTGCCAGGGACATCCCGACAAGCTATGCGACTACATCGCCGACTCGATACTCGATGCCTGTTTGAGCAACGATGCATATTCGCGCGTGGCCTGCGAGGTCATGGCGACCAAGGGCCGGATCATCGTCGCCGGTGAGATCACCAGCCGCAGCAGGATCAATGTAAGGGAAACCGTACGTACGGCCCTCTGTGAGAGCGGCTACAATCCCAGGGATTTCACGATCAGCGTGTTCCTGCACAACCAGGGTTCGGACATTGCAGGCGGCGTCGACACGGCCCTGGAGGTCAGGGATGCTGGTAACAGCAAGGAAGAGCTGGGCGCCGGGGACCAGGGGACTGTGTACGGCTATGCAACCGATGAGACGCCCACCTGCATCCCCCTGCCGCTTGAGCTTTCCCACCGCATCTGCAGCACCCTGGACAAGTGCAGGAAGAACGGCACCATCATGGGAATCCGAAGCGACGGCAAGGCACAGGTATCGGTTGAGTACGATGATGGCATTCCCGCCAGGGTTGCCGCCGTCATCGTCTCGGTCCAGCATGAGCGTGACAAGAACCTGGACACACTCAAGGGTGAGATCATCAAACAGGTGCTCGAGCCTGCCTTCATCCACTTTCCCCTCGATGCAAAAACACACATCCTCATCAATCCGTCCGGCCGTTTCGTCGAAGGGGGACCTGCCGCCGACACCGGCCTGACAGGCCGCAAGATCATGGTGGACACCTACGGGGGTCTGGCACTCCACGGAGGGGGCGCCTTCAGCGGCAAGGATGCGACCAAGGTGGACCGGAGCGGAGCCTACATGGCGCGCATGATCGCCAAGACCATCGTCTCAGCCGGCCTTGCAAAACGCTGCGGGGTTTCGATCTCGTATGCAATCGGGAAGGCCGAGCCGGTTGCGGTAAATGTACACACCTTCGCAACCGGGAAGTACGACGACGAGCAGCTTGCCGAGGCTGTCCGCACGGTCTTCAGCCTCAAGCCGGGCGACATCATCGATCAGCTGGGGCTTCGCAGTCCCATATACAACCTCACCTCCTGCTACGGCCATTTCGGCAACGCGCTGTTCGCATGGGAACAGGTGAGTGAGCGGTATATGGAGGCGCTCAGGGGCGAACTGGAAATCCACGACTGAAAGGAAACACACCATGAGAATCCAGAAGATGAGACTGTCGGATCTGAATCCGGCGAAATACAACCCGCGCAAGGCACTCAAGAGCGGGGATCCCGAGTATGAGAAGCTGAAGCGGTCGCTTGAGCAGTTCGGCTATGTCGAGCTCATCGTGGTCAACGTGGCCAACGACAACACCGTTATTTCAGGCCACCAAAGGCTGAATGTCCTCAAGGACATGGGGGTAACCGAGGAGGACTGCATCCTCGTCGAATTGGACACCGACAAGGAGAAGGCCCTCAACATCGCCATGAACAAGATCAACGGCGAATGGGACAAGGAGAAGCTGGCCTTGCTCATCACCGAGTTGCAGGGTCAGGACTTCGACGTATCGATCACCGGTTTCGACCCGGCTGAGATCGACGACCTGTTCAAGGACTCACTTGCAGACGGGGTGCACGACGATGACTTTGATGTGAATGCCGAGCTTCAGAAGCCCGCGATCACCAAGAGCGGGGACCTGTGGAAGCTGGGAAGGCACCGCCTGGTATGCGCTGACAGCACCAAGGCCGAGACATTCTCCCTTCTCATGGCGGGTGCCAAGGCGAACCTGGTGGTCACCGACCCACCCTACAACGTCAACTACGAGGGATCGGCCGGCAAGATCAGGAACGACAACATGGCAGGCGATGCATTTGCCCAGTTCCTGCTCGATGCCTTCACCAACACTGCTTCTCATATGGCGGACGACGCCTCCATCTATGTGTTCCACGCAGACACCGAGGGGTTGAACTTCCGCAGGGCCTTCAGCGAGGCGGGTTTCTACCTGTCGGGCACCTGCATCTGGAAAAAGCAGTCGCTGGTGCTCGGCCGCTCGCCCTACCAGTGGCAGCACGAGCCGGTACTCTTCGGATGGAAGAAGAAGGGAAAGCACCTGTGGTACACCGGACGCAAGGAATCGACCATCTGGGAATTCGACAAACCCAAAAAGAACGGGGACCATCCCACGATGAAGCCGGTGGCCCTGATCGCCTACCCGATCATGAACTCGTCGATGAGCAATACACTGGTGCTCGACCCGTTCGGCGGCAGCGGCAGCACGTTGGTTGCCTGTGAGCAGACCGAACGGAGCTGCGCCACCATCGAGCTGGATGAGAAGTACTGCGACGTGATCGTCAAACGCTATATCGGACTCACGGGATCCTCAGCCGGGGTCACCGTCCAGCGCGACGGGTTGGATTACAGCTACGGGGAAGTCGCCTCCGGGGAGGCATCCGATGGATGAGCTCACCCTGGTCGCCACGATCTCGGTATGCCTGTTCGGCTCGGGTGGCATCGTGCTGTGGCTGCTCAACCGAATGGCCAAGAGAAGCGACGACCGCCTGGGCTATGCGAAGGACCTCAGGGAGATCAAGAGCATCATCGGTGCGATCCAGATGGGACTGGTGATGGCCCTGGAAAACGACAAGGTCATCTTCAAGTCGCTGAGGACCCATGAGATCAACGGGGAATCAGAGGAACAGGAAGCAAAAATGGACGAGTACTTCCTGTCGCTGCTTGGAGGCAAGGGGGAGAGGGGATGATACTCAGTGCCATACTGCTCGCCTTCGCCGCGTTCCTGGGACTGGTGATGGAACTGTACAAGAAAAGCCTTCGCCTTGATAAAGCGGGCGAACATGAAATCAAGCTGGTAGCCCTTGTCTGCTCGGCGCTCCTGGGGTATGTGACATTCCGAATCGTCGTGGGAACAGGCGTCGATGGGGGGCTGAACCCCACACCATACCTGGTGGTCCTGTACACGGTTGCGATCTACCTGCTGCAGCTTCCTGCGTGCATGGCGTTCTGGAAACCGCTGGTAAGAAGATTCATGGGGAGAAAAGCCGATGAATGAAATCATGCAGATGCTCATCCTCATCATCCTGGGGTTGCTGGGGATCACACGCTTGCAGGCACACAAGACCAAGGACCTGAAAAAGGATATCCAGCAAGAGCGGGATACGGTGAAGAAACGAGAACAGCAATTGGAGAAGATCGATGAAGTACAGCAGAAGATCACCACCATCACACAAGAGGCGGTACCTGAAAAGATCGAATCTCCTGAAAGCGGTGATGTTGCCGGCCGTCTTGATCGTCTTGGCCGGCTGCACGAGCACGCCAACAGTCGAGGAGAATGACCCGTATCGCCAGGTGCTGGTCTCGATGGCACCTAAGGCTCCAACATTCCCGACCTTCCCCACCCTGAACTGGACATACCAGAACGGCCTCTACTGCATAGCAGAGGCGGATGCCGACAAGCTGCTGGACTATGGGGAGAATGCCCTGCCGCTGTTTGCCCACCGCTACGACCAATACCTGCGCCAGATGCGCCTCATCCTGGATGCCTTGGCCAAGCCCTAGGGCATGGGACTTGCTATCTGGGCGAAGGTGAGCGATCAATGCACACTGAGACGGAGGATCCATATGGATGAGATGAGCAAGAAACGAATTGAGGTACTCAAACTCCAATACCCAAAGGGATGCACGGTTGAGCTGGTGCACATGGATGATGAGCAAGCCCCACCCAAGGGGACCAAGGGAGTCGTGATCCAGGTGGACGACATCGGGACCATGCACGTTGCATGGGAGACCGGCTCGACACTGGGTGTGGTGCCGGGTGTCGACATGGTCAGGAAACCGGGCGAGGAGATCCCCCGGCACAAGATTTTCCAGGGCCGGGCCTACGCACAGGTAGGGAACCGCTTGCGGCGCAGTCAGCGGTCCTGAAGCGTTTCCGGGTTACGGCAGGAACGGAGGAAGGAGGATAACAGGGAGCAGAATTCCTCGGTCCCCATCGTCATGAAAGGAAGAAGCCGCAAGGCCCATCCTCGTTTCCTGACCGAGCCGTCCCAGGCACCGATGAAGGCGGTTAGTTCACGGTCGTACACCACCGGGTCCAACAAGAGATCAGCGAGTTCCCTGGCCTCATCCACGGCGAGGGGCCTGCCGTCGTTTCGGGGCGGCCTTGCATCCCTGAGCCTCCCGATAGGATCGGCGGGATGCCTCCTCACCGCCTGCAACAGCGGGTATCCCTCATCAAGCGACCCAAGCAGTCTTGCATATATCGAACCTGAACCCTCCAGGGGGAGGAGCGCCGGAGGCAGAAGCAAGGTGGGGCGATCACCCCAGCCCAGGCCGAGCAACGGAGCCAGATCCTCCGCCGTCGGTCTGCAGGCACTGGAGGGTACCGTACCCACTTCCTGGACACTCCTGCTGAACGGACTGAGCACCATCCGCACAAGATGGAACCCAGACGCATCGGGTTCTCCCTCAAGCCCGACCACCGCAAGGCTCGGCCGGGAAAGGTCGACGACTCCGGCTCCCAACAACAAGGTGAAATCATGCATGGCGACGGAGCTCAGCTTCCTAGCCGAAGGAACGCCGTGAAACGTGATGAAAGACTGGTCAAAGCCCAAAACAAACCTCCCGCATTGATCCGACAGGGACGCCGGTTCCCGTGCATTGTACAGGCCATCCATCCCGGTTGCAAAGGGAAAATGTCGGCAGAACCGATGCCGAGCAGCATATGAAAATAGTGTATCTTATTTTGATATATATACTTGCTATATATCCCCCTTTGAGTGATTACTACAGTACGAAGAAAAACACACCAAAGAGAGGTAGACGGCATGGACAAGACGGCAAGGTTCGGGATCGAGATCGAGATGACAGGCATCACCCGCAGGGACGCAGCCCTGGCTGCACAGACGGTGCTCGGTGGCGCTCTAGCCTACGGTGGATCCTACTATGACACCTACGAACTGAAGACCTCCGACGGCAGGAACTGGAAGTTCACCTACGACGGGTCCATCAGATGCGAGACCAAGAGAAACGGAATCCGGGAAGCCGCCACAAGGCTTTACAGCGTCGAGTTGGTCAGCCCGATCCTCACCTACGAAGAGGACATCGAGAACCTGCAGGAGGTCATCAGGGCACTGAGAAAGGCCGGGGCATTCACCAACAACTCCTCGGGCATCCACATCCACCTTGATGGCCAGCCGCACACACCACGCTCGATCAGGAACTTCGTGAACATCATCCATTCCCGCAACGACCTCTTCTACAAGGCCCTCGGCATAGAGGCCAACCGGGCACGGTACTGCAAGAAGATGGACGAGCACCTCGTGGAGAGCATGAACCGGGCCAAGCCGACCACCTTCGCTTCAATCGAGAGCATCTGGTACGAAGGCTACCGGGGAAACCGGGACGCACACTACCACGACAGCCGCTACCATTTCCTGAACCTGCACTCCTTCTTCCACGGCCAACACACCGTGGAGCTCAGGGGCTTCAACAGCACCCTGCACGCCGGGGAAGTCAGGAGCTACATAGTCCTTGCCCTCGCGCTGAACACCCAGGCGCTCACGCAAAGCTCGGCGAGCACCAGGAAGCCCCAGGCCGAGAACGAGAAGTTCGCGATGCGCACCTACCTCAACCGCATCGGCTTCATCGGCGACGAGTTCAAGGCCTGCCGCGAGCACCTGACCAAGCGCCTCACCGGCTCGGCCGCGTGGAGACGGCGGGTTGCCGCCTGAAGGGGCGACCTGACACGGCGCTGGGGGCGGGACGACCGCCCTTGGGGTGGTAGAAGACCAAGTGAAGGAGTGTAACAACAATGAGGAAAGTCTACCTGGCCTATGGAAGCAACCTGAACCTCGAACAGATGGGAGAGCGATGCCCCGATGCCGCGGTCATCGGGACAACGGTACTGCACGATTACCAGCTGTTGTTCCGGGGAGGCCGCCATACTGGCGTGGCCACCATCGAGATGAAACGGGGTGCAAAGGTTCCGGTGCTGCTTTGGCAGATCACCGAGAAGTGCGAGAAGGCCCTGGACCGCTACGAGGGGCATCCACACCTGTACCGCAAGAAGAAGCTGATGGTGAACCTGGACGGCGATGAGCTGGTGGCGATGGCCTACGTGATGAACGAAGGACCCCCGCTTGCGATGCCGGATGCGTACTATTACTCGACCATCCTTGACGGTTACTACGACTGCGGCTTCGACGAGGGTATCCTCAAGCAGGCGGTGATGCATTCGATGGGGGCCGGCGATGACTGAGCAGATCAAGGACCAGATCCTCAAGGTACGTGACAGCGGCCTGACGAACATGTTCAACACGGGGGCGGTCCAGTGGATCGCCTCCCGGATGGGACTTGCGGAACTTGCCGACTACCTTGATGGGGACAACACAAGGGAATACGCTCACTTCATACTCACCGGCGAAGGCTGACAGGAGTCTCCACAAGGTGTCATACCCGACTCCGCATCAGTAGTGTATTTCTTCAAATTATTGCCCTGTAACAGGTTGCTATAGTTTCCGATTTGAGGGATATATACACCAACAAAACGGACACGGAGGCAAGGACATGTGGAAAAAAGGAACCTTGGAGATCGGGAAGAGCGTTTTCACCTACTGCATCAAGGTATACGGCGAGGGTTCGGAATACGGGATCGACGAGGGAAGGATCTCCAAGCTGATGCTCAAGAGGAATGGCAGCGTCGTATGCAACTACGACCGCGGCTGGGACATCAGGCCTCGTGACACTGATGCCAGGCAGGCCCTTGGGAGCCTGAAGAAAACATACAACTGACAACAAGCACCCACCACCTGAAGGGACCCTCGCCGGGTCCTTTCTGTTTGCCCTGGGGAATGGAAGAACATATGCCGAAACCTAGGAAATACACTCCTACGCCCTTCATGGCGAAGGAGTCGGCCTACGACAAGACCCTGGCCGACCATGCGGTGGGGTTCATCGAATGCCTGAACCACACCAAGGGGGTTTGGGCGGGAAAGCCCTTCAAGCTGCTTGGCTGGCAGGAGAGAATCATCCGCGACCTGTTCGGTATCGTCAAGACCGACGGGTACCGGCAGTTCAACACCGCCTACATAGAGATCCCCAAGAAAAACGGCAAGAGCGAGCTTGCAGCAGCGGTGGCGCTGCTGCTCACCTGCGGGGACTTCGAGGAACGCGCCGAGGTCTACGGATGCGCAGCCGACCGGCAGCAGGCCTCGATCGTGTTCGAGGTGGCAGCGGACATGGTGCGCATGTGCCCCTCGCTGAACCGGCGCGTGAAGATCCTCGCCGCGACCAAGCGCATCGTGTACCTGCCGACCAACAGCTTCTACCAGGTGCTCTCCGCCGAGGCCTACTCCAAGCACGGGTTCAACATCCATGGGGTGGTCTTCGACGAACTGCACACCCAGCCCAACCGGAAGCTCTTTGATGTGATGACCAAGGGCTCGGGTGATGCGCGCTCACAGCCGCTGTTCTTCCTGATCACCACGGCGGGAACCGACCAGCACTCCATCTGCTACGAGCAGCACCAGAAGGCCAAGGACATCATCGAGGGTCGCAAACACGACAAGACCTTCTACCCGGTGATCTACGGCTCGGAGGAGGACGACGACTGGACCGATGCAAAGACGTGGAAGAAAGCCAACCCGTCGCTGGGACATACCATCACGCTGGAGAAGGTGAAGGCCGCCTGCGACAGCGCAAGGCAGAACCCGGGTGAGGAGAACAGCTTCCGTCAGCTCAGGCTCAACCAATGGGTCAAGCAGGCAGTGCGCTGGATGCCGATGGAGAGGTGGGACCTCTGTGATTTCCCGGTGGATGAGACGGCATTGGAAGGACGGGTCTGCTACGGGGGACTGGACCTCTCAAGCACCACCGATATCACTGCGTTCGTGCTCGTATTCCCACCCAGGGATGAGACCGACAAGTTCGTGATCCTCCCCTGGTTCTGGATACCCGAGGACAGCCTGGGCCTGCGTGTGAGGCGTGATCATGTGCCCTACGACGTATGGGAGCGATCGGGCCACATACAGACCACCGAAGGCAACGTGGTCCACTACGGGTACATCGAGGCATTCATCGAGGATCTTGGCAAGAAGTACAACATCCGCGAGATCGCGTTCGACCGCTGGGGGGCCGTGCAGATGGTGCAGAACCTCGAGGGCATGGGCTTCACCGTGGTTCCCTTCGGCCAGGGCTTCAAGGACATGAGCCCGCCGACCAAGGAGATGATGAAGCTCGTCCTGGGCAGGGGGATCGCACACGGGGGCCATCCGGTGCTCCGCTGGATGATGGACAACATCTTCATCCGCACCGATCCGGCCGGGAACATCAAGCCCGACAAGCAGAAGTCCACCGAGAAGATCGACGGGGCGGTTGCCACGATCATGGCACTGGACCGGGCGATCAGATGCGGCAACGAAGTGCGCGAATCGGTCTACGAGGACCGAGGCATCCTCTTCATCTAGGAATCAGGAGATACATATATGGGACTCATA